TAACTATGGCATCTTTCAAGGAAGCCTTCGCCGCCGCACGTAAGAAACTTGGTGCTGGCAAAACTTTTGAATGGAACGGTAAGTCCTACTCGACTAACCTTAAAGAAGAGGTGAGTAAGCCTGCCTCGGCTGCACCAACGAAGTCCATTCGCCCTAAGGCTAAGACGACGGCTGCACCTAAACCAGCCACTGACTTGACGGATAGTCAGAGAACATCACTCAATAGGGTTGGACGACCCCCTCGGTCGGTGCTCAAAGCCGAGACGCAGGGTAATTACATGACGACCAACACCAAGCCCAAGTCCACAAGTATGTCAGAAAAGAACGTCGCGGCCCTCAAAGCTCTGGGATCAAAGTTTCTGACTAAAACCCCCGCTGGAGCACCTAACCGTGCTGATGTAATCAAAAAGAAAAAGAAGTAAGGAGAACTACAATGATGATGGGAATGAAAGCTAAAGGCGCTGCTAAAGGCAAAGCTGGTGCAGGTGCTGACGCTAAAGCTACGGCTAACGTCGGTATGAGCAAGATGGCTGGCAAAACCAAGAAGGCTAAGGCTTACGTTGCAGCTAAACCCGCTAAGAAGGCTAAGGCATCTTACGGTAAGTAAAGGAAATACCATGAAAAAGCCAGTACGTAAAGCTGGAGCTATGGGGCCGGGGTCGATGGATAAGGTCGGCGCTAAACAGAAGGCCGCAAACAGGCTGCGCGCGCAACCCCTGCAAGACAAGTTGCGTGGAGTGCCTAGCGGAGACGGGTTTTTTGCTGGTAGCCTGAACAGTGCGTTTGGCTTCGAGCCTACTAAAAACCAACGACGGCAGGACGCTGCAAAAAAGCTTGAAAAAGAGACAGGCCCCTTGTTTGCCAAGGCCGACCGGGATCGCAAAGCTGGGTACCGCCTAGCAGACGCCTCCAAGATGCGGGCTAAAAACATGGCCAAGCTTAAAAAGTAGACCTACCTTACACTATAGAATGACTTAAGGGGAGCCGCTAAGCTCCCCTTTTGTTTTACCTTAGTCCACTAGACTAAGAGCCCAGAGCAGGAAGACAACGAAGGCTACGAAGAATATAGAGCCGTACATTATTACGTCACTCATCTGGCCCCTCAAGCTCTTCGATCAGACGATCAAGGTACCAACGTGCCTTCTTGAGGTCTTCTAGAGGCTTTGCCTTGTAGCGCCAACGGTGCAGGTACTTCTTGCAGTTGCCCTCAAGGTATCCCGTAAAGCCTTCCCAAGACATGTTGTCCTGAAGGTACTCAATGCACTCAATGGACCCTGTGTTATAGTGGTCAGGGCTATTGACGTTATCTACGTCTTCCATGTGCTCACTAAGGTCGTACCCTTCATCTTCCTCTACAACTTCCCATTTAGCCATCTTAGAGATTCTCCTTGTAGAAAGCTTCCAACCACTGTCGGCATATATCAGAACGTACCACGTCGTCAATACCAAACTCAACGACACAGGCATCTATGCTGTACTTTTTAGCCAAGTGTATCGCCTTAGACAGACCTGACTGTTCCTTGATGTCAGACTGACGAATATCACCGTTCATCACCAATCTGCAGTTGTCGCCAATACGGGTAACCAACATCTTGAACTGAGCCACATCTAGGTTCTGACACTCGTCGGCTAGTACGAACGCATCCTTGAAGGAACTGCCACGCATGTACTCCAACGGGGCCATCTGAATGTTACCGTTCTTGATCCCAGTTTCGACGACACCCTTACCCAATTGCTCCTCAAGGACCGACAACACTGGTGACAGCCAAGGACTAAACTTCTCCCCAATGTCACCCGGTAGAGCACCCAAAGACTTGCCGACAGATACTGCAGGGCGAGTGATAATGATCTTGTCGATCTTACGGAGAATGTACAGATTCGCTGCGTACGATGCTGCAATGTAAGTCTTACCTGTACCAGACGGACCTAAGACGATGATCTGTTGGTGGCTACTGAGGGCGTCAATGTAAAGCTTCTGATTGTCGTTCATGGGAACTAGGCTTACCGTACGAGACGTAGCCTCCTCGGGTGCTCCCTTGTACTTTGTCGTCCGCTTACCCCGTGGCTTCTCTAACATTTACTTAATCCAACTTGATGATTTTATAGGCGACAAAGACTAGGATACCTAGGATAAGGAAGTCGAGGAAAGGATAAAGTGCAGGCATTGTGTCGTTCCTTTATGTTAACAAATGAGCAGTTTTTTAACATCATGCTCAGGATGTGTTAACTTAGGTTAGGTCAACAATCTCACAGACTTTCTCCCAGTGATACCATTCACCTTGGTGTAGACACCCTCGTAGTTTGTCGTGCCAGTACTTCTCCCCGTTTACCTGATCTACATAAATCAGATTTAATGGGTAGGGGTTGTTTGTCTGCATCTGCTTAAGACGTTCAATTGGTTCTTTACTACTCCCTACCTTTACGTAAGGTCCGCAAAGTATGAAGTAACATGGAAGATTTTCAGCTTGTTTGTCCAAACCTTTTCTTCCGTTTACCTTAGCTGAGCAAGAAAGACATTTCGATCCTTTCTTTAGTCTAGTACCAGATACTACATCCTCTTTGCCACAAGAACATACAGCATTCCAGTAGTAGTTTCCAGATACAGGGTGTTGGTGAGAGAGACCAACGACAGTTCTCTCACCATAGGTTTTACCCGTTATATCCTCGAACTTATGCAATGTCAACGATCTCGCAAGAACCGACACAAGCAAACGTCTGGGAACTCTTGGTCATGTCTTCCTTCTCGTAGTCACTCAGCTTCGTCCAATCAATCCGTTCAGGCATCAGAGCAAGAGCGTCAAGGTATTCACGTTCACTGCAATCCTGATAGGGTGCCTGTTGGTAGCTATGGTCTGAGTGTGGCAAGAAAGACACACCTGATACATCATCGAAGTGTTTGTAGACCCAAGCCCCAACTTCCATCCATTCGTGATCCCGTACAGTCACAGTCACGGAAGGCTTATGCTCACACCAATGACGCTGATAGACCAACCACAACTGCAACTGTTCGATAGCAGTCATGTCATTGCGAGTGATAGCACCTACAGGAGACTTCTGTGGGAAGCTAAAGACAGTGGTGCTATCCGGCTTCATCACATCAGGCTCATTCGGGATGCCTTGGTCAATCATGAACTGCGTCAGAGGGTCTTTGTTATCACCACGAACAGTTCTAATATAATAAGCACTATGGCGAGCATGGATACCTGACGCGGAGTCAACCAGTTGGGAGACGGTTCCCGAAGGTTTAACACAAGTAATAGCAGCAGAGGCAGGGATACCAAGACGGTCAGCCCACTCAGCGTTAGTTGCAACAGCGACATGTTTCAGATGCTCCAAGATTTCAGAGAGTGATCCGTCTGTACTGTGGTAGTAGTTAGACAGCAGTTTATTATCCATGATCCCAGTCAACGACACACCTAGCAGTCTTTCTTCCTCAGTGTTCTTCTGCCAAATCTTACGCAGGTACGGGAAGTGCGTGTAGGTGCTTTGGATGGTACCAAGGATCGTAGCCAGAGTTACTTTCCGCTCCAAGTCCTCAAGTGTATCCGTAGCTCGGACCACGACTTCCGTGAGATTGCAGAACTGATACGGGCGAAGAATGATTTCACTGCACGGGTTAGTACCGAAGTCATAGTCTGCATTGCGTCGTCCACTCTTGTTAGCTTGCTTCTTGCTGGCAGGACGCGAGAAGATACCACGTTCACCAGACTTGGATTCGACAAGAGAGAGCCACTCACGCATGAAGGTTTCCATGTCGGGCTTCTCAGTGTATGCCACCGAGTTGTTAGCCAGAGCGCGTTGACCTTGGCCTTCCCACCAGTTACCCGACTTAGCGTGACGCATACGGTCGTCAGACAGGTTCGACAAAGAGATCATGGCAGAGCGGCGTACACCACCCACAACGACAACTTCACCAATCTTACACATCAGGTCATGGCATTCAATGGACGAGAGCTTACGCCCCTGAGCACCCTTGAACATAGCCACGGTGAAGCGGAAGAGGTCTTCCAGAGGTGCAGGACCAGAGGCACGACCACCAAAGGTCTTCAACTTAGCGCCAGCCTTACGGACCTTCGAGGTATCCCACGTAGGGATTTCCCCTGCGTAGAGCATAGCCACCAGCTTACGGAAGGACTTAGCCCAGCCCTCTTTGCTGTCGTGGACTACGATAACATCCTCAGCAACGAAGAGTTGGTCAGGAACCTCAGGGAGCTTAGAGACGTATTGACGCTCCACGGAGAAGCCTACGCCAGTGCCACAGAGCAGGATGAACATAGCTTCGTCGAAGGACTTGGGGTCGTCCACCGGGAGGTAGCTGCAGTTGTAGCCAGCGGTGTTATCACGATCCAAGGCAGGACCAGCAGTCATCAAGGCGCGCATCGAAGGCATGATCTCAAGGCCAAGGATAGCCTCTTCAATGTCACCGACAACAATCTCGTCACGGGTCTTCGGAACGACAACCTTAGTCAGGTAACGAGAGACAGTCTCAGCCCAAGTCTCACGGCGGTTCTCTTCTTCAAGCCAACGAGCATACCGCGAAGTATGAATGAAGGCCATGTAATCCGTCATGCCGTAGTTGTTGCTTTTATTAGTCTGCATAGTCTTCCCCGATATTCTTAGTCTGGTTGTTCAAGGCACGATAGACAGTCATTGTGCTTACCCCAATTTCGTCGGCAATCTGGTGGTAAAACTTTCCGTCTTCTCTCATTTCCTGAGCGAGTTGATATTGCTCTGGTGTGATCTTCAAGGCGCTCTTACCTTGTGGCTTATTGTAGAGTGGTTTCATCTTGCGGATCAAGTCTTGTTCGATTGCACAAGCGTCAGATTTAGTGAGACCTGAGTTTAGGACGAACACCCATTCGCACGCTACAAAACCATCTTGGGTCATACTTTCGAGGTGTGCAAGGTGTTCCTGTGAGCGAAGCACTGACTTGTCACTACCATGCACCCAAGCCCTACTTCGACACCCATGGCCAATGTAAAGCAATTCATCCGTCCTTGGGTCTACATGTTTGTAGACATAGTAGATGAAGTCTGTAGGCAAGTAGTTGCTCATTATCGGTTGTCTCCGCTTCCTTTGATTACGTTTCGATTGGCACGATC